GCTTATTGAGGGTTTGCTGTAGCTACTCCACGCTTGGCGGTCACAACGCCAGCCGCGGCCAAAAGGTTTTGGAAAGTAATCTAAAATTGCTTGGACGCCTAGCGTGTTGGCGTTGGCAACAACCTTGTTAATAAACTCCAACGACGTTTTACGGCCTGTTGGTACACCCTTGTTTTTGTCTGCCATGTAGCGATAGCTCAAGTCAACGGCTCGGCCTGTGGCGTGTACTGACAAGCTGCCGGGTTTGCCTTTCATGTCGCGTTGGCCCCATGAGCCGTTATTCCATAAACTTTTGTTGCTGTACTTAATAGCGCATTTAATCCACGCGTCCATACCGGCACGTGGCGCGGGTGCTGCCCCGTCGGCGTTTCCTATGTAATCTCGAGCGCCCGGTACACCCGGCTTGGCTTTAGCAACGCTCATTGGTCAAGTTGCGGGGTTTTGCTTTTAAGCCCGTTAGACGCGACAAGGCCCGACAATGTGCCAGTAAGAAACACAAGCAAGGTGGATAGTAAGTCAATGAGCTGTGCGTCTGTAGGCGCCTGTTTTTCAGGCTGGTCTACAAAAAGCACTCCGTAGATAAATGCAAATACGGTAAAAGTAAAACATACCGCTAACAAACGGCCAACAAAAACTATAAGTGCCGCGTGTTGTTGTTCAGGGGTTTTCATTATCGCACGCCGCCTTTGTAAAGCATTGGTAAGTTGTGTTGGTTTTAGAAACGGTGCAACCATTGGCTAACCAAATTACGGCAACCATAAACACAAGGGCCGCATATTTAGCCCAACGGTGGCGGGTAAGGGTTTGCATCTTTAACAGCTTGTACGGCGGACTCCCAAGCCTCTTTAGTGTTTGTGCCGCGCTGCCACTCAAAAAATAGGCCGTCTGACTGTGCTTCGTATTGTGTGCGGCGTGTTGTTTCCACGGCTGTTACTTGGTTGTCGTAATCAACTTGTGGCCAAGCGGCGTCTAGTTCGGCTTGCGTAGGTTTTGTGCTTGCGCTGTACCATTCCAGCGTGGCGTAATCGTTGCCGCTAATTGACCATTCCGCGCCTGCATAGTTTGTTTGCAAAATTAGTGCGTAGTCAATCATGCGCTTATTTCCATAAGTGTTATTCCGCCTGTGTCGTCGTTTCGTTGTGCGCTAAGTGTGAGGCTGGCCGCGCCTACTTTCATACCTAGCGTGTACGTTGTCGCGCTAGTTGTATTTGGGCTGTCCAAATAGTGGGTTCCATAAGTGCCGAAAAACTCGCCGCCAATGCTGTAAACAATGCCAAACCCTGCGCCTGTGCCCTGTCCTAAGTTTGTGCCAGACACCGTTCCACGGAACAAAGTAAATTGCGCGGTGTTTGCGTTGCTGCTTAGTCGGTACGGCGTGTTTGCAAAAATAAGGATTTTGCTTGATGTTGATGATGGCGTAATAGTTGCGGCCAGTCCAGTGGTTGCAAAACTGGTGCTTGTGGTATTGACCGCTGTAGAACTTTGCACGCTTACTACTTGCAGCACACGAAACGCGCCGCGCAAATTGTTAAGTTGGGATGCCTCAAGGACGTTGCCGCTAACAAACGCGGCGGGCAAGGTGGTAGGGGTGGCCATAGTTTTACTTTATCCTAAAACTGGTTGCGGGTCGGTTATTCCTAAAATTCCGTAAATGGCGTCGTTTAAAATAAATTCGTACACAATCGTTGTAGGGCTGGTACTGATTAGGACGCTGTGCCCGGTATCAAAATTTAGGCGGTGCTCTATACCCTCGATGGCTAGCTCTTGGGCTAGTTGGGTTGTTGTTAGGCCCGTGGTAAAAGACTTTTCTATGGTGATGGTGTCGCCAATTTCAAGGGTTGCTACCGTGTCGCGTTGTGCGGCTGTGAGCAAAGTAAACGAGGTTTGTACTGACGTAAAACGGGCTTCGGGTTGCCCGTTTAGTAGGTAGTCGGCGGCGTCGTCTATGGCTGTTTGCTCGTGTAAAAGGCTGTTGCCAATGTTGGTGGTTTGTATAAAGTACGTGGCAATACTGCCAGCGTCTACAGCGGTAGCGGTTTTGTCGTCTAGCCCTGTAACTACGGCTCGGTTTATTACTTGGTCGGCTTCAAACGATATGCCGACGCCAGTAAATTTGATTGTTCCGGGGGCGCCGTCGTCGTGGAAGTCGGCCGAGCTGCCCGCAAGCGTGTTGCCTATTCTTTCTTGAAAAGTTAGGACGCCCGCTCGAGACATAAAGAGGCGCCCAAATTCGGCGGTGTCGTTTATTTGGGTTAGGTAGTTAAGCACGTTGGTACCGGCTGGCACCGTGTAGGCCGAGTCGTGCCCAAGGTTTACGGTGCCTGTAGCAATGTTGCGGGACGCTAACGGAAAGTCAACCTCAGGCAAGTCTAGGACGGTTTCTATTCGCTCGCCCGACGTTTCGGCGGTTACGTTGAGCTCGTCTAAAACGGTTTGACTTAACAAATAGAATTGGTCGGCGCAATAGACCTCAACTGTATCGGTGCCTCCGAGCGCAAAATTGTAGTCGTAGTTGACGACGTAGCCGTTAAAAATGTATTCGGGATTGCCGAGGGTGTCGTAACGTAGTAGCCGTACTTCGCGCATTGGTGCCAGCCCGGGTAGCGCGTTGGCGGTGTCAAAAAATGGGCTGTCTTGGTTAAATGGGTTAAATACTCCGCCAGCCAATGTGTCGTCAAGCGTAAAGGTCATGGTGCCAGCGCCGAACGTGTCGCCTTGGTCGCGGCGGCCTCGGCGTACGTTGACGTTTAACGCGCCGTCTAAAATGCTTGCAAATTCGCCTACACCGTCTAACACGTACTCGGTGTTGTTGAGCACCCCACGGATATTGTCGTCAAGCGTAAACGCGTTAACTTGGAAACCTGTGTCTATTTGTAAGTCATAGTTGCCCGATTGGACTACAGCTACAGCCATGTTATTGCGCCACGTTTAGTTGTAGCGGGCCAGCTGTACGCGAATACGCCCGCAATGCGTTAACAACGCTTTGCCCTATTTCGGCGCTAGTAGACAAACCGCCTGTTACGTTGACGGTGACGCCCGACGAGCCAAGCGCGCCCATAGGGCCACCCGGGCGGTCTATAGGCCGTGGTGCTGGCAACGGGACTATTGGTGTGACAATTTTAGGCAACGTAGTTGTTGGCAAGCCGGGTGCGGCGCCCGTGATAGTTGTAACAACCTTGTTTACACGCTCAGTAATAATTACGTCAATGTCAACATTGCGTTTAAGTTTTGCAGCAATTGCGTCCATTTGAGCCATAAGTTTTGGCGTTAATTTGTTTAGCTCTGCCTGTAAACCGTCAACAATAAATTTGGCTTGGTCTACTCCCGACTTATACCAACGGTTGGCGGCTTCAATGCCTACCTTGTCGGCTGCCCTTTTGGCGGCGTCAACTAGCGCGTTGGTTTCGTCTATAGCGGCTTGGCCGCCCTTTACAAGCTCGTTGGCTATTTCGGCGCCAGCGACGTTGCCCGCGTCCATGACGTAGCTCAATGCGTCTTGGCTTAAACCCATCTCTAAAGCTTTGCCAAGGTTTACGGAATACTCGACGACACCTTTAACTTGGTCACGTAGGGCGTCTAAAAAGCCTTTGAAGCCGTAGTCTCCTGACTCGAGCGCGGCGTTAAAGTCGAGCGCACCCTTTACGGCGTCGCTTACCTTGGTGGCAAACCCGTCAAATTCGCCTTGCGCCTCGGCCAACTTATCTTTAGCGGTGTCTACTGCCTCGCCTAATTTGTCTTTTAGGGCCGCGGCAAAACTTTCTACTTCTTTTTTAGCGCCAGCAACGGCGGGCGGTGTCTCTTTAAACTTTTTATTGAACTCCCCAGCGGCGTCGGCCATACGCATTTGTGCTTGGTTTGAACGTCCCATTTCTTGGTTGTATGCGCCTGTTTGTTTTTCGGCCTCAAACATGCCCGAGCCAATAGCCTGTATTGCGTTTGTAAGTGCAATAAGCGGGTTAATGTTTGACGCTACTTTCGCAAATACATTTAGTTTGTCTATTGCTTTTTGTGCCGGGGTAGGCATATTGCTAAACGCGTCGTTAATTTTTACTAAGCCGTTAGCAAAATCGGTTGCCGCTGGCAATAATTTTTGGCCGAGTTGTATTTGAAAGTCTTTAAACAAGGCGCTTAGGGTGCGTTGTTTGTTTGCAAGGTTGTCGGCTGTCCTAGCAAAGTCGCCTTGCGCGTCGCCTGTCTGTTTGTAGATAGCGGCCTGTGCTGCCAAAATCTTTTGTTGTGCTGTTAGCGCACCGCTGCCGTCGTAAATGCCAAGCTTCATTGCCTCGGCTTTTAGGGTTGCGTCGTTAAGCAATACACCAAAACGGCGTAGAGGCTCTGCCTCGCCACGTAGGGCCGCCCCAATGGCCTGTACGGCTTCCTCGGGGGTTGTGTTGTTAAACGACGCTAAGTCAGTAGCAAGGGTTACAAAGTCAGTAGTAAACGTGCTTAAATCCTCGCCAGCCAACCCGGCAGCTTTACCGAAAGTGCCGAAAGCACCGGCAGCGTCGAGCACCGATTGCTTAGACTGGCCAAGCTCTCGAGCGGCAGTATTGGCAAAGTCTTTAACGCTCTTGGACGCCCGCCCAAAAATTACGTTTACCTTGCTGGTTGCCTCTTCAAAATCCGAGGCCGCTTTAATAGCCGGGGCAATAACTTGGGTTATGGTGCCAATAGCGGCGGCAGCTGGCAGCAATGCGCGCTGCAAAATAAAGCCCGCTTTTTGGGTTGTTGTGGTAAGGCTTTTGAATTCGCGTTGAGCGTCGGCAACACCCTTGCCACTAAAGCTAGTTAAAATCGGTATGTTAATTGCCACGGGATACCACCAAATTACGGTTTGTCTGTGTCATAACTTTACCCACAATGCTTAGTAGCTCTGCGGTTACTGCCGGGCGATTGCTTTCTACAGCCTTGTCGATAACACGTGGGGCGTCGCCCACCTCTTTATTTAGGTTGGCAATAAACGCGGTGTTGCGTACTCCGCTAATGCCAGCGCCCGCGTGGTCATAGATAGCGCCAGCAAAACTCTTTTGTTGTACAACCATTAAACGGTACGGTTTGGCGCCGTAAACAACTTGCCGGGTGTAGCCGCCTTGGTCAAAATCTACGTAGCGCTCTTTAGAGGCCCGTACACCTACGCGCACGTTAAAGCCGCCTTGCACTTCGGATATGTTCCAACCCGCCTCTCGGCCACGGATTAGCGAGCCTCGACGCATACCGGATAACGGGGCGCCGTTGCTACGCGATTGTGTAGACACCATGCTTCGGGCCTCTTGCACAATTTGGTTGCCAACGGTTTTAATGTCTTTAGTTACTTGTCGCCTAATTTTGCGGTCTATGTCGTTTAACTCTTTTAACGCGTTTTGCACCCCGTAAACGTCAACTTGCCCGGTTATGCCCATAGCGTCGCTACCTTTTTTTGTGTGCTTCCGTCAACACTTTAGCCACGGTTTGCAAATCTTGTAGGTCAAACGGAATGTTAGGCGGCCACCAACCGACAGCTACTAGCACCTCGGCTAGCTGGCGTCTGTAGGTGCCGCTTCGGTAAAACTTGGT